ATACCGTCCACTTCGTTGCGCCTTGTTGCTGGGCGCTCCCACTTATATACTCTACTCGTGCAATTCGAGAGAAACTACCGCTTGGTGTTGTCGCCCGATCCCGCTACGCGGCGGCACCTCGCAAACGCTGCGCTCCTTCGTCGCGCAGCCTACTCGGCACCCCCGCTTCGCGGGACGGGCTCTGTGCCTCGTAGTCGTTAGCCATGAACAGTACTGTGCGTAGATTCTGTTTCACGTGGAATAACTACACGGTTGCAGACACTCTTACTGTGAAAGACTACTTTGTGAAATACTGCAAATATGGCATCGCTGGAGAGGAACTCGCTCCGGAAACCGGAACTCCTCATCTTCAGGGATTCTGTAATCTACGCAAGCCCCAGCGCTTCAGTGCCATCAAGAAGCATCTCAGTGACAGAATCCATATTGAGAAGGCAAATGGATCCGACGAACAAAACCAATCTTACTGTAAAAAAGCAGGCCATTGGTTTGAACAGGGTGTACCAGTTAAACAAGGGGACAGAAGCGACCTTAAATCTGTCGTTTCAACCATTGCGGATGGGGCCAACACCGCACAAGCCATTGCTGAAAAACACCCCGTTGAGTTTATTAAGTACTATAAAGGGATCAGCGAGTATCTACGACTACTTGCCCCAATTGCGCCGCGTAAATTCAAAACCTACGTATACTACTATTGGGGCCCACCAGGATCTGGCAAAAGCCGGCGCGCTCTTGAAGAAGCAGAATCGCTCGACCCAGATTCAATATACTACAAGCCAAGAGGGCTATGGTGGGACGGCTACCGACAGCAGCAGTCTGTTATCATTGATGACTTCTACGGTTGGATCAAATACGACGAACTCCTGAAAATAACGGACCGCTACCCATACAAGGTGCAAGTGAAAGGCGGCTTCGAGGAATTCACCTCTACCCGCATCTGGTTCACAAGCAACGTCGACACGGACCGGTTATACCGGTTTGACGGGTTCACCCCAGAGGCATTCGAAAGAAGAATTACAGCGAAAATACATATTACTTAAACAATCATTGTATTTTGACCTTTGAGTTTACAATATACATCAAGCTTAATACTAAAATATGATTTTGTATCTGTAGCTCCCAAATTCCCTTGAAACGCAACCGCTCCACATTGAATGTTAGGATGTTCTTGAGTTCCGATAAGATTACATTTCAATTCCGGCCGCCATTGGACTTGTCCATAAGATGTCTCATTGCTTTTCCAATCGGTTACTAGCTGGGTACTCGGTACATATACCTGCCTTCCTACTTGCGTCTGACGGTACATTTTTGCTCGGTCCAAAGACATATACGCCTCAAAATCTTTAGGCATGGCGATTGATGTGTGCCACGGCGCCATTGCGTAGCACGGACACATCGAGGTTGAATTATTAGATACATTTTGCAGAGGGTATACAGTAGCAACAACCTTATAGAACTTGATATACTCAAACGACGTTTTCAATCTCTCAAACTCTTTAAAATCATTACATTTAAATGAAACAGGCCAGACAGACGTAGATTTATGCTCAACAGTAAGAAGCGTGACCTTCGTAAATTTTGCGAGTAACTTTCCCTTCGCGCTACGCCTATGTCTCCTGCGGTAGACTCGCCTCCGCCGGCCAAGCCGTCGAACCGGTTTGCGCCGGTACACCCTTCTCCTTCTGTACGCCATGCCTGACTGCCCGTATATGGAGTGAAAGGCCGCCGCGCGGGCGACATGGTGGGGGGTTACGAAGTTGTTACGAAGTGGACGGGTAATACT